CACAGGGCGGGCGGTGCAATCAAGAAACTCCATACCAACGTAATAGAGGGAACCGTCAGCCTGGCGGGCTATCTTCCCGGAATATGGGACCTGGCGGGCTCAGGAATCGGGGGCCTGCCCATCCAGATAGATGTCCCCGAATACAGGGCACAGGGCACCGTGATCCCGACGGAGGTGGAGCTCGGGGACGGAGTAACCGTCGCCAAGCTCGACAACATCCGCACGCAGGACAGGAGCGGAGTGGCCAACAGCATGGGGCTCGTACAGGGCACGGTCGCCAACGACGCCACCCTGCTCCCTAAGACGGTGTATATCTTCGGCAAGGCCGACGACGAGAAGGACAACCAGGTCTGGCCCGGCTATTCATTCAAGGAGTTAATCTCGGTGGTCCTATTCAGGTCCAACAATACCGGCATAATCCAGAATAACCCCAACTATCTCCGCACGGTAGTGGACGAGGCGGGATATTTACACCTCCTGGCCGTATTCCCCGCAGACGCTGGCACCTGGACGAGCACCGCACCCATAACCACCGCCGTGGCGCAGATTAACACCTCCCCCACCCCGGGCTCAACCAACCAGACCATAGTGGCCTGCCTTGACCCCCCGAAGTATATTCTCGACAATCAGAATATACACGTCGACATTAGGCTCCGCAACGCATAAAACCCACAACGGCGGTCTATCCACCATGAAGGCAGGACAGACCGCCCTGGTCCTCATTCTATTGGCGACCATGGCGACGGCAGGAGCGACAGCTGACGACAGCGAGGCCAGCAGTACACAGTATGAGGTAATCGTCTGGCTTTATCACGAATCGGGCACCCTCTGGAAGTCGGAGACAGCAACCCCGGGCACCACCCTTAAGGAGATCTGTGCCGGAGGGTATGGCACCTCTGAATATTGGGTGGACGTTTGCACCGGCTACGAATGGCCGAAGGATCGTCCGATAGATTAGGACATGACTCTCCGCATATCAGGAGTAAAGCCCCCGCAGGAACCGACACCCGAGCCGCCCAACCATGACCTCCTATATCTCGGGATCGGTGCGGCGGTCATTATCGGGATTATGGCATTAATTGCACGGAGGTACAATTAAACCCCTCCTTTTAAATCCGCAAATCTAAAACCACTTCATGAAGTGGCCCACCTTTAGAAAAAAGCCATCCGTTTATGAAGCCCCCGCCAAGGGCATCAAGGGGGCCACTTTCCGCGTAAGGGACAGCAACACCACCCGCGCCTCCGGCGACAGATACGCTGAGAAGCAGGAGCTCGACCAACACAAGAGCTTCATGGAAATCTACGAGGCGACCATAGCCGGCTCCATCATCGACACCGAGGCGGACGACCTGTTCGCGCAGGGATGGGCGCTCAACGGAGAGGACCCCGACGAGGTCGCCAAGGTCCGCGAGTATTTGGAGGCTGTATCCTTCGAGAGCGCGGTCAAACAGATGGCGGTGGAATCTAAAATCTTCGGCTTCGGCCTCGCGGAGGTCGGCACCGTCGGCACCAGGCACGTCCTGGTCCCCCACACCTCCTATAACATCGTCCCCATATACGACGGGGACGGCTGGCTGGATGGCTTCGTGCAGAAGGGCAAGCAGGACACGGACCTCGCCGAATGGCGGCCCAATCAGGTCGTAACGCTGGCCCTGCGCCCCAGCGCCACCACGCCCGGCATAGGCAGGAGCCAGCTGGCGCAGGCATACTCCTCCATCATCAATTACGAGGACATACGCAAAGCAAACGTGGAGATGGTCCTGCGCATGGGGTACCCCGCTTATGACGTAGAGTTCGACGACGACGGCCTCGCCCCCATGAACGCATTGGAGGGAGAGGTCGCCGACCTGGGGCCCGGCTCCGTAATCAGCACCGCCCTCGGTGCCAAGATCAACACGCTCAACGCCCAGGGAGTAACCCAGGTGCAGACATACGCCGAGATGGCACTGCAAGCGGTGGCCGTAGCAATGCAGGTCCCCCGCAGTATGGTCGGGCTCGCAGACAACAGCGAGGCCACCGCCAAGGTCACCCAGGCCAAGTATTTCAACAGGATCTCTGCGGAGCAATCCCTCATAGCCCACACCATCCAGGCGGACTATTTGGAGAAGTACGTCCTGCCGGACCTCGGCATTAAGCGCGGAGCGGTCCAGCTTTTCTTTAACAACCCGGACCCAGAGGCCCAGCTCAAGAAGGCCCAGCTCCTCCAGATTTTAACCACATTGGACCCCACGGACCCCGAGTTCCTACTCTCCGTCGAGGAAATGGCGGAGATATGGGGTAAGCACCCCAAGGCGGGCGAGTACGACACCGACAAGGTCCAGGACATGCTCCTGGAGAGGGTGGCCCGCCATATCGCCGACATTCAGGGCGGACCTTCCGAGGACCCCGCAGGGGGCACCCAATGAGCAGGAGCCCCGTGAACCGCAGGGACCCCTCCGGCACCCGCAAGGTGGAACGGCGCACCATCGAGAGGATGGAGGCGATAATAGACACATACGCCGAGGCCATGGCAAGGACCGCCTCGGGGATCGAGGAGGGCGTGAGCGTGAAGATAGACACCGACCGCCCCTATAAGCTCCAGCGCCTCCATGACGCCATGATAGAGGACCTGACCGTCACCGCCGAGGAATGGGTGGACGACACGGTCAAGGCCGCCACCGAGAACACGCAGAGAATCTTTAACAACATGCACGTCGGGATAGACCTCGGAAATATCCCGATACCCCGCGAGGAGGCCACCCTTCTCGGCCTCGGCTTGGAGACCAACGTCGTCACCGTAGCAGACGACCTCCTGAGCTCCGTGGCCCGCGTAGCCTCCGAGGGATACCAGCAGGGGCTCGGCGCGGAGCAGATCGCCCGCAACATCGAGAAGGAAGGGCTGACGGTCAAATGGAACGCCAAGAGAATGGTCCGCACCGAGACCATGAGGATCTGTGACGTCGTCGCTAAGAACAGATACGAGGCGGCAGGGTGCGACGGTTATATGTCGTATCCCACCGAGGACGACCGCCTCTGCATCAAGTGCCTCCAATACGCCACCGGCGGAAATGGAACCACATTGAAGGTCTACGGATTAAACGAGCCCATGGCCCTCCCCTGGCACCCTAACTGCAGATGTTGCAGGTTGCCCCACTTCGCAGACCAGGAGGCCCTCACGATATGACCCAACATAAAGGATATTACAACAACCCCGGCACCATGACGAGTTACGAGCCCACCGAGGACGGCGGGCTGATGATCCACGGCGTGGTAATTATGGCCGCCGGAACCTGGGTGGACATGCATGGCATTAAAACCACGTTCAGCCCCGAAGTATTACAGGCATGCGCCCTTGATTGGGCAGATAATGCCGTATGGACCAGACACGCGGGAGGGACCCCGAGGAGCGTCACCGAGAAGGTCGGCGCCGTACTAAATCCCACATACTCTCCAACCGAGGCCGCCGTTATCGGCGACGTCTACTTACACAACCAGACCGACGCGAGCAGGGCATGCTCCTCCCTGGTCCAGATGGACCGCGAGGCGGGGGGCATCAAGGACGTGAGCGCCGAGACCATCGTGGACATAGACAGGGATGGTAATGTCCTGGCGGTCCAGTTCACGGGCCTGGCACTCGTAGAGGACGGGGCGTGCGAGACATGCCGCCTCCCGGCGTACTCGGTACAGGAGGACAACACCATGGCAGAAGAAGAAACCAAGCAGGAGACCACCGAGGTCGAAAAGACCGAGGAGACCGAGGTCACCGAGACCGAGGCCCCCAAGGACCAGGACCTCCTGGAGATGCTGGTCGGCTTCGTCGAGGGACTGATCCCGGACACCAAGGGACTAATCGAAGGCATCCGCGAAGCAGAGGGAGAGGACAGGGTCCGCGCCCTTGGCAAGCTCGAGGGTTGCATGCAGGCGTGGGGCTTCCCCACCGTGGCCGAGGAGTACTCCAAGGCCATGGACGAGCGCCTCGCACAGTTCGAGAAGGCCCTGGACGAGAAGCTCAACAACATCCAGAACCAGGTCGCACAGTACAGTCACCCCGCAGGGCTGAAAGGCAAGGCGGGAGCAGATAAAGACGCAGGGACCCAGCGCCAGACCCTGACAGTCTACGGGAACGGCAGGACCGCTCTCTATTGAGGCGCACTAACAGGAGAGAAGAACATGGCAGGAATCTCAGCTTTCCCCGACATCCCCAACACCGTCGAAGGTGCCTACGGATACGACGCCTCTTATGTGGCATCCGCAGACATCCTCGCGGGACAGGCGGTGCAGATCGCCACTAACGGCACCATCGCACCCGCAACCGCAAGCACTCAGAAAATTATCGGCGTCGCCCTTTACGACATCCCCTCCGGCACCGTAGGAGCCGTCAGGGTACTCGGAGCGACCACCTGCGCCAACGGCGACGGCGCCACCGCAATCGCCGCAGGCGCCGCAGTCACCGCAGGCACTCTCGGAGGAGTCGTCGCCGCATCCACCGGCGCAGTCCTCGGAATCGCCCTGGAGCCCATCGCAGGAGGCGCAACCGGCAAGGTCCTGGTCTGCCCCTCCAGCAAGTCCTGAGAATTGAGGCGAGAAAAATGGAAACAGGAAAATACGTCAGCAAGACCTGCGACTTCGCAGGTAACGCCATCCCTGTCGGCATGTATGACAGGGCAACCCCCAGCCAGCTCCTCAAGAGCATCATGGCAGTCGACAATGGAAACCTCGACTTCTCCGCCGAGCAGACCGAGAACATCCTCAAGATGCTCCCCGACACCATGGTCGGAATGAAAGCCCAGGGACGCGGAGCCCTCTCCTTCTCCACCTTCAAGAAGGCGGACTTCCTCGCACCCAGCAACCCCAACGGCACCACCATCAAGGGCTCCGGGATCGTGGACATCCTCGTCGCGGATACCATCATGGAGGGAGCAATGCCTTACACTTCCGCAAGGAAGGTCCTCGAAGTATGGAGGACCACCGCAGGAGCCGAGCAGATACCCTTCTTCACTTCCCGCAAGGCCGCCAAGGCAGTCGCCCCCAACGGAGACGCACAGGACCTCGCCGAGAGCATGGGTGTCGTAATGGCAACCCCCAAGCAGTACAAGCTCATGTGCACCCTGGACAAGGGAATCCTCGCAGACAGCTCCGTCGACGTCAAGGCCGCCGCAATCCGTGAGATGGGTGCCGCCATGGAGATCTCCCTCGAGCAGGAGGCCGTGGACGTCTGCCTCGCCAACGCATACGGAACCAACACCAGCGCCGCCACCGCCGACGCATTGAAAGGACTGAACCTCGCAAGGGGCCAGATTGGTAAAAATGGCTTCCGCGCGACCGGAGCACTCCTCGCCCCCATGTTCGAGGCCAACGCCCTGAACAGCATGGCAGTCCCCGCGTACAATGAGAGGGCACAGGAGGTCGGAGAGAACGCAAGCCTTCTCCGCTTCGCAGGCCTGGACCTCGGGGTCTCGGGAGCGAATGGCCTCGATTGGGGCACCGCCACCAACGTCGGAGCAATCGTCGTGGACAAGACCCACGCGCCTCATATCATCATGAGGGAGGACATGAGCCTCGGAGACTTCGACAACGTCACCAAGTACGCAGAACAGCCCACCGTCGTGAGCAGGTTCTGCGTGGTCGCACCCGTCGAAGCCAAGAAGCAGGACAACAAGGGCGCCTGCATCAAGGTCGTCAACGCATGAACACCGCGCCGGGGCGGAGACCCCGGCAACCCACCCACCCCGTGATAGTATGATCCTGAGCACCCAAACCAAGGCCAAGGTCCTGACAGGCGAGTATAAGCAATTGCTCGCCCAGGCCGTCATAAACCGCGACCGCGTCAGCGAGGACCAGGCCCGC